GAGGAGTTTCTTCTTGCTGTGCTACTAAAGTATAGGTAAAACCTCCCTGTAATGTGTCCAAAATTTCTTGGCGACCCTTGTGTGCAAATACTGTTACATCTTTTGCACCAAGTGTTCCTGCGGGAGTTATTGTTAATACACTAGTGTCACTTATAACAGTAAACTCAGCAACTTGAACACCATCAATTGATATCCATTCTATAGCATCTAAACCTGTTCCTGTTATTGTGATTTCAGTTCCACCCAACTCAGATCCAGAAGCAGGACTGACACTTGTAATGCTTAGTACGGGTTCAAAAACTTCTTCCCCTTCAGGAATATAGGTAAAACCTCCCTCATATGTCGCATCAAGTTCGTTTGCAGTTACTGTTACATCTTTTACACCAAATAATGCTGCTGCGGGAGTTATCGCCAATACACTAGTATTACTTACAACAGTAAACTCAGCAACTTCAACTCCATCAATTGTTACACTTGTTGTGCTATTTAAATTTGTTCCTGTGATTGTGATTTCAGTTCCGCCCAACACAGATCCAGAAGCAGGAGAAACATCAGTAATGGTTGGGGCTGGAGGAGGAGGCATAATTTATTATGGATTAATGTCCACTCTACCTCCTGGATCCATTATTAGTTTAGCAGACCCACTAGAATTAATATACACCTTGCCTTTGCTGTTCACAGTGTATGTGCCTGTTACATCATGCAAGAAATTTCCTTTGGTTACAACATGAATATCCTTGTCCGCTTGAACATCCACCTTTCCCTTGCAGTACACTTTCGCTGCGCCGTTTATTGTGACATTTACCATACCCTCTATCAATACACTATTCGCACCCGCAACAATAGTGTAGTTTTCGCCTACAATTTTGGTAACAACCGATCCTGTGGCGTGAACCTCTTGAAAAGTTCCTGATCTGTGGTATGTGTGAAGTCTTTCCGCGCCGGGCGTATCGTCAACTTCTGTGATATGTCCACTGCTACTTTCTGTTACATGGTTGTACGGATACTCCGCAGCATAAGGAGTCGGTGGTTCTGACCATGATCCCCCATTTGCAGTAGGAACACCTTTTCTCATGTTTAGTTTTTTAATGTTAACAATAGTGTTTTCGTATGCGCTTGTCAACCCTACAGCAAGACGATTTGTGTCTGCTTCGCCAGAGTAACCCGCAGAAGGATACATCTCGGACGGATCATAAAAACCTTCAGTAGAGTCTGCCCACTTTTTAGAAATAGGATGTGGTTGTGGTATGCCCGCCAGACTTCCCATAATGATTGGGTCTTGTGCATTGTATCCGTCTCGGAAAAATCCAACAACCCATGAGCCTGGCAGTAATCCTGTTGGTGATCTTCCTACTCCACTTACCGCTGCACTTGTTATTGGTTGTAAAACTGATGCCCACGGTAAATGCTCGGTTGGCAGTAGTTGTATACTTTTGTTATGAAATTCTATACATCGAACTCGAACTCTACCGATATAAAGTGGATCATTAACATCTTCTACCACACCATGAAACCAGACAAAACCATTCTTGCCCATCTGATCGTATACTTCACTCATTATGCTTCTCCTAGGCTATTTTCTTTAATATCAGCGATAGGATTATCATACGAATCTTTATTTAGAGTCATTACCATAACATATCCATCACTTTTAAGGTAGTGTGCTATTTTTGTAATCATATATTTTCCTGAAATATACGGATCTGTTTTGTCTGCTTTCGTTGAAACACTTTCTGTGGATGTCATATCAAACTCAATTATATCTCCCACCTTTCTTCGTGAGTCTCCAGGAACATCTATACGAATAGTAAGGGAATTCATTTGATTTAAAAGACTTTGACGACTCAATGCATAATCCTTGTATCCGTCTGCGTCTTTTACTTTGTCGTATTTGTATGCATGTTTTGGTTGAATTTTTCTGTAAGACAAGGGCCAGTTGGAAAATTTATCTTGCATTCTCGGTACAAGAGGATACTTGCCCACATGAGCAAGATCCGAAAAGGAATTCTTATAACTAAACTTTGAGTGTTCTATCTCTTTATTTGTTATATCAATTGTGGTTAATGTTGATGCAAAAACTCCAGAACCTATGTCTCGCATCTTATTACCCGCATCCATAATAATAAAATTGGTTGCATTATCCATCAACTTTGTTCCTGTTGTTTGATCTGCGGGAACATATCGGTACTTAGCAACAGTTCCTAGTGTTTTGAGATGAGACAACGGAAAAAAATTATACTTACCGTCAACAGTTTGATAGAACATATAATCCGACATCTTCTCGCCATTTCTTCCTATAGTGTATGAATGATTGGTCAACCAATTTATTGTGTATAGTGGACTCCAATACGGAACAATAAATGATCTTTTTCCAACAGTATCATACCAATATATGTTGTTTTGATCCTGTTCTAATGTATCGCTGCTCTGATCCACAAAATAAGTTTTAAATATTTCCCTCATCATAAGGCCATATGTCATATTTTTATATGACCTAGAAAATTTCACAAGATTGTTGTTGAAAAATTCCTTGGAAACAAATTCTAAACTTATAATGACTTGCTTCTCTTTCTCTGTGCTTTGTCGTTGAGACACTTTGTATACTTTTAACTTTAGGGATATTTTATTCAGTGCTTGATTTGGTTGGCCAGGCGTGTAAAACACAATGCTTAGTTCTTCGTTACCAACAATAGGCATATGTTTTGACAAATTTAGTGAGTCTACAAAAGTGATAGACCCTGACAAAGAGTTGTTGTATATGTCCTCATGAATAACAATTTCCTGCATAGGTATGCGTAAACTATATTCAAATCCGTTGCAAGATTTAAGAACCACCTCGTCGATAACAATATCGCCCGGCTTCATCAAAGAATATACCGAAGCTTGTGCTACGGATTTTGGTGATGATCCTTGTCCTTGTGGTTGTCCTTGTCCTTGTGGTTGTGAGTCTATGCCTGTGAATGCCATAGATATTACGCTCCTACTCTAAACATCTTAGAAAATTGCTTCAGGACTTGGTTTACATAAACTGGATTAAGTAATTTGATCTGTCGTTTCTTTTCATTTTCCTCATACTCCCAGTCCTCTACAGTTTTTATTGAGAGTGCCGAAAGAATGCTTGACTCTTCAGCTTTTGTAAAGTATTCTATTCGTGACAGACTTGACCCTGCTACTGGTTTTACTGTTGGATCAATCCAATCACCTTCCTCGTCTTGCATATGGTGAACTGAATATAGTGTTGGTTCTACCTTGTTTGCCACAAGATACAATTCTTGTCCTGACCGATTAATTGTTGTGATTTCTTGGGTGGCTGAGTCTCCTGGTTTACATTTATTTTTTACAAACTCTCCACCCGATACCTTTTCAACAACCAATTTTGTTAGTGCAGGATCATAATAATCTACTATGCCAGTAACCGATCCTTGTTGTACTGTATCTCCCTTTTCTAAAAATGGAACTTGTAGATTGTGTCGTGCCTTTGCGTTTGTTATATCGGAATCAATATACAGTGATGTACTGTTGTATTTTTTAGCAAGCATTAATTCTAATTCATTTTGTCTCAGTGGCCATTGGTAATATGGGTTCATGATATCTGCAAACAGCAACACAATCCAGTGCAGTGTGCTTTGACCGTAAAGTTTATCTGCAATTGTGTCTGGTCTATCTTCATCTTTTATGTTGTATGCCAACATATCAGTAGAAAACTGTTTTGCATAGTCAGAGAATTTTGCTCGGAGTGTGATATTTTTTGATGTTATTATTTTACCTGTAGTGGAGTCTACCGTATAGCCAATAATAGGAAAGTGGGTAAAATAAGACATTAGTATCCTGCCTCAATTTCGTCACGAGTTAGAATTTGTGTTTCGGTAAACGACAAATCCATTCGCAACTGTACAGGAGGCGCACCCTTATCTCCAGGCGTAGCAAACACCACAAACGGGCCAGCATCATTGCCGTATTTCACATCAACCTTTGTGCAAGCACATTTAAAAATCTTGGGAAGGTATGAGTTTATATTTCCGTTGTAGTAAAATGTTATTAGAAATTCTGCGGGAAAATCAACAAATCTTCCTCCGTCAGTTCTTTTAGGCATTGAGTATTTTTTGAAAAGTTTAATGATATCATATACTTCACTCATTTCTTTTCTGCTTGTTGGAAGAAAAATATAGGAAAACTCAAAATTTCGTCTGTTTACCGATGTAAACATATTTATCATCATGGGGTTTGCAATATTTCTCTCCGAGGCTTCTGTTCTTCCTTTTAGATTTAGTTTGGTCTTTATACCTGTGGTTGCTTGTATTGTGGTTTCTGCCATTCCCGACAGTTTATCCAAACCTGCTCTCGTTGCTTGTTTTGTCAGGCCTGCTGCAAGACCTTCTGTTCCACCACCTCCAGTTGCCATTCCTTTTGCGGCAGCAATCATATCTAATGCATTTTGAGAGTCTGTAAAATCTGTATCAGTGTAGGTCATTCCGTAGTTTGTGTTAATCACTGATGGCATATACAAGTAAATAGACTCCAACATTTTTTTATTTGTTATACCCATACCTGTTCGTTCTTGTGTGTAACCACTTCCTGTTGCTGTATTCATTACTGCTCCACCCTTGCTGCTATTGTTAATACTTGACAGCATTCCGCCACCGAGTGCAGACAGATCGCCTGTTACTGCGCCGTATGCGCCTTTAACAGCAGATCCAAGACCTGATGCCGCAGATGCAATCCCCGAACCTATGGCAGATAACTCATCACCAACATTAGATAGAACATCACTGAAAAATCCTTGAGACTCTCGCTCTTGTGGTGTCTGAGAAACCGGCCCTTGATTTGTTACCTGATTGGTGTCTAGTGATGTTCCCGCAGAATCAAATATATCAAAACCAACATAACTGCGATACTCTACAGCCTGTCCTAATGTTTCAGGATACCTAAAAATTGCTGTTCCACTATTTGTTGGAAGATTTTCAATAGAATCAGAAAAGCCTTCTTGTCCTCGCTCTGGTTGATTTGCCGCAAATGTTGGATTTATTGCCATTGATTTTCCTGTTAATAACTGTAAAACTCGTTACATATATGTAGGATAGTTTTTATAAATGGTCTATTTGACTTGCACAGCTTTCCATACTTGCTCTCGATTCATCTTAGCAAAACGATCCAACGGCATGAGTATGGTATTTTTCCAATCCGCAGGATGAATCTGAACAACTCCGCCTGCCACACCCGAATACAAATACGACTTGATACACGGAACTGCGTATTTTTCAAAAGACGAAACCATTTTTG